CTATATCTGGTGCTTTATAGGTGCCGCCCATAGGAAATCCTTCGGTTCATCAGTAGTTTGGAGTACCTGTCAAAATCGTACAAACGGGAAATGCCTTTTCGGAACCCACCCAGCTTGGTGACATTCTTCGAGCACAGCCCCATCATGGCCAACCAGAGTGTCTGAACCGCATGTGGCTCAGCACCAATCGCTATCTCAATCCAAGCGATGTGACCATCTGGGAAGTTGTTGTTCAGATCTTCAGACTCCTCGATCGAGTTAAGGAATCTGACAGCTCCAACGCCAACGCACTTACCCTCTTCGTTCTTCACAATCCCAATCAGCTTCTTGGCATTGAAGAGTCCTATCCAGTTTAGGAGCTGATCATCGTTCCATGTGGAACAAGTAGGCCAGTGCTGTCGCAGCAGATGGGCCGCTTCGATGATGGTTGGATGTGCGGTCATTGCTGCGGACGCACAGAATCAACGAACCCAGAGAGGATGGTGGATTGAAGCGACAAGCGACCGCCCGAGTTGGGATTGGTCTGAACCCGAAACTGGATCGTGTTCCAGCGTCCCTTGCTGATCAGGTTGTACGCTTTGAGGAACTTCTGCGAGTTGGTGATCGTCAGGCTCGAATCGAGGTCCGTGAACGTGCCGGACATGTTGGTAGCGTAAGCGATCGCCGCATCCGTGTTGGATGTGGTGTACGGATTGTCAAACGCGAACTGGATGCTGTACCCGATCTTGTCGGGGATGGGCTCGTTCAGGTTGTACGCCTTCGTGATCACGCTCGACTGGTAACGAGATCCACCGTCCAGGTACGCAGAGCTTGCGACCGGTGCGAGACGGGTGTTGGGGAGGAAGTCATTAAACGACCAGACTTGGCCAGCTCCCTCTGAGATCGAGGTCATGTCGCCGGCGAACATGAGTACTGGTCCAAACGTGGAGAACGAGGTGGCGAAGAAGTCGTTAACTTGCCAGTTGTCCCAGTATCCCAGCCAAGAGCGAGCCAGTGAGTGGTAGACGATGACCGCGTTGTTTCGAGGAAAAGCGGCTTCGAGTTCGATCGACGACTCGGATTCCAGAAGCACAGCAAACTCGCTCTCTAGTCCGAGACCGTTTATTTCATCAAGAACGAACGGAACGGCGAGGAGATAGCGGTTGTTCCAGAAGACACCGTCGCAGAGGTCAAGCTTGGTCTTGTCGATCTTACTGATCAGGTCATTGATCGGGCTGGAGAGCGCGAGGCCGACGCTGGTCTGGGTGCCGGCTTGGATCTGCGCCATCGACCGGATGCCGTCGCGGGACAGGAAGAATACGTCAGCACCAACCGCGGCGATGGAACGGTGCGAGGAGCAACCGATATTGCCGCTGACGAGTGATATGACCCAATCGGCAGGATCCTGCGTAGGATCGGCATCTACGCTCCAAATTGAGCGTTCCTTGAAGACGAGCAGTTTGTATCCGAACCAAGAGTAGAGACCCTTGATGGGATCGCCATCACCACCAATGCGGATCGAGCCGAGAGGATCCCAAGATTCACCATCGAGGATGTCCGAGAAGTAGAGGGTATCGGGCTGGATGGTGGTATCGCCCGAGATACACCAGAGCCGGTTGGTATGGGTGGTGAGATAGAGCGGTCTGTTGGGCGGCGTGAGCGAGACGTAGGCCACCGCATGCGACTGATTGATTGGAGAGATTGTAACAGTTGGAGCCGTTACATATCCGCTTCCGGGATTGGTGATCTTGATCGCAACGAGATTACCAGCATTTGAAACAACCGCTTCAGCCGTTGCCGTTACACCACTTGGCGGAGCAGAAAGAGTGATCGTTGGCAATACGCTGTGGCCATCACCCTGATTGATGACATCGATGCGGCTGATCTTTCCAGCGGCTGCTGACGCATTCAGGTTCGCGCTGGAGACATATCGAAGCCCATCGTAGCCATCGGAATAGAACAGCTTGTCATTGAGCTGAGCAAAGTAAACGAAGGTAGCAGCGTTGTTCAGCGTCGCGCCGCTGATGGCGTTATAGGAAACGCCGGGGGAACCAAAGTACAGGTTCTTGGTGTTCGCGTTACGATCGCTGACCGCGATGACCAGTCGCTCGGATGCCGCGGTGTCGAAGTAGAATCCGGAATAGACCTCCGCATTTGTTGGTAGATTGCTGCCGTAGTTGGAGGTCGTTGAGTTCCAAGCGGTGAGGATCTCCTCCCAGTTTCTCGATTCGCTGTTACCGGTCAGCGAGATGGATCCCAGACGGGTGACGAGGTTGCCGAAGTCATCATAGTCCATGTTGATGGCCGACTCCATGCTCGTAGCAGGGATGGCATCAGGACGAGTAGCGGAGACGACGCCAGTGCTGAATGCGGTGCTTCCATCCAGAAGCATCTGGTCATCGAGAGCGTCTGAGGATTGGAAAGGCATGGATTACAGAATGTCCTGGAACGTGTAGTCGTAGAGACTGTCTGGAATGATGCGGCTAATCTGCTGCTGCTGACCGCGTTCCATGTCCTTCATAATGGAGACCTGAGCGGCTCCCTCTTGGAACTTGGCTTGGGCTTTCCCGTACTGGCGGGAGTATTCGAGGAGATCGCCTTCAGTGTAGGCCATCAGAGCATTCTCAACACCGCGCAGCTCGAAGTTGGTGTCGTTGATGATTGTCTGGTTCTCACCGAACTGCCGCATCTGCGACTGCTTCTTACCAAGGATGAACAGGGTGCCGTCCGTGTTGGGCGTGGGAACGAGCTTGATGCGCGGGACGCCGGCTTCGCCGTAGGAAGCTCCGATAACTCGGGTCCAGTTGACGAAGTTGCCGGGGGTGGACTTGCGGCTATCGACGTTGTTCCAGGTGTTGGGATCGAGCTGGAAGAACGAGACCCATTCCGCGGCGGGGACTTCGATGCCATCGGTTTCGCCGTTGATCGTGAATCGAATGGCGACCGGGAAGTCGAGGAACATGTTGTAGCCGGTACCTGAGGCGTAGGTAGCGGTTACGGTCTGGTCGAGGGTGACCAGTTCGTTGCCATCGCTGACTGAGCGCGAGATAACGCCGAGGGTATCGTTCCAGAGGCACGAATCCCAGATCATGGAGTAGCGGCGGATGCAGAACTTCTTGGCCAACGCGAGGGTGTTCGCGTCGGTGAAGGAGAGCTTGTCGCAGGCCGCTTGGGCTACTTCAGAGGGTTTCATGCGAAGTACTCTTGGAGAACCATCGTGGAAGACGTTGAAACAGCGTTATCGTTTGTAGCGTAATTAAGAAACAATTGAACAGCAGCCGTTGGTCCGTAGTTATGCAAACGATATGTGACAGGCGAAGTAGTGCTTGGGCTATCAAGGAACTGGATCATCTTGTTACTAATCGTAGTAACCTCACCATCCTCGTAAGAACCACTTGATATACCCTTTGTGTTTAATCCGGTAGATGTCCCAATCTCAGTTGAATTCCTTGTTAACCTAAACACAACAAACTGTGATTGATTAACAAGACAGGAATAGTTGATACAAATAGTTACCAATATCTTAGAAGACGCGCTTCTAGGAGTTATGGTAGTGTTAAGTACCGTGATCTCTTGTCCTGGAGCGGTTGCTGATCCGGAGTAAGTTTGTCTTGTGGTATCAACTGTCTGAACAGACTGAGGAGCGTTCGACGCATTGATTCCGAGCGCACTGGCTGCGATGGAGCGAAGTTTGCTGCCGTCATTCGCATCGGTGATCAGCACCTTGTCGTTGGCCAGATCTACCGTGACATTGGTCAGATTGGGAAGCGTGACCTCGTTTGCGTTGATCGTCAGCAGATCGGCACCGGCATTTCCGATCGTGGTGTTTCCGTTGACCGTAGCGTTGCCGGTGACGGTCAGGTTGTTGGAAAGTGTAACGGCACCGGTAACATCGAGCGTAGTCCCAACCGTAGCCGCTCCCGTGACACCGACTGAAGCGAGAGTGGTGGCTCCGGTGACTCCCAGCGTAGTTCCGACAGTAGCCGCGCCGGTCACTCCAACGCTTGCCAGCGTAGTCGCTCCAGTGACGCCTAGGGTCGTTCCAACCGTCGCAGCACCGGTGACACCCAAGCTGGCCAACGTAGAGGCTCCAGTGACGCCCAGAGTGGTTCCTATGGTAGCCGCTCCGCTGGTGGAGACGCTTGAGAGCGAGGCGGCTCCGGTAACCGCTAGGGTGCTGGCGACGCTTGTGGCACCAGTGAGAGTGGAGGTACCGGTCACCGAGAGGTTGCCGGGGATCGCCAGATTGCCGCTGAGGCTCGTTGCACCCGTTACGGTGAGACTACCTCCAACGACCGTGTTACCGCTTGCAGCGGCCACTGTGAGCTTGTTAGCCCCAACGCTGAAGTCGCCGGTGGTATTGACCGCGGCGGTCGATACTTGGAGTGCGGAATCGATGCCGCTACCGTCTCCAATGGCTTTGAGGACAGAGGTTAGTGCGGAGTTATCGGAGGTCTTGAGTAGGCCAGTGTAGGTCGATGCGACTGTGCTGCCTGTAAGTGGTGTTCCCATACTATTCTCTTGGAGGTAGTGCGTACCAACCCTCGCTGATTGTCACGCGGTTTCGGCTCTTGATGACCTTTCCTTCGGCATCCTTGGCCCACACATGGGCTTTGACGCTTTCAGCCAGTCTGACTGGTTGTCCTGGCGGGACCATTACCACCCTTGTTGGGGTGCAACCCAGCGGAATCAGCGCGAGCGAGGAGATCATCGCGCATACGATTGTCTTTCTGTCCATCTTCAAGGGTTTGGTCTTTCTGATCGATGAGTTTGTCGATTGCTGCCTTTGCAATTCCGACGGCTATGCTTTGGAGCGGATCCATAAACAAGAACGCCAGCGGAATCACCCGCTGGCGATGTGAGTGGTTATCGCATTCTAGCGATCATTCCGGCTTCTTCTCGGCGTCTTTGGCCCAGATCAAACCGATGCCAGCAGTCACCGCGGCGATGGTCGTGGTCAGATCCACCGTGGTGGACGGGTCGTTATCAAAGAGGGCTTTAAGAGTGCCACCGATTGCAACGAGGATGGCGCCGATACCGGCCAGTGTGGTCTTGGTGTTTTTCATTTAGATCGGAATAAGCGATACGCACCGTAAATGGCGCACAGTAAGCCAATCACGGCGGTGATGAGTCTAACGACGTCGGTCAGCCATGGGATGAATGAAACAGCGGTGGCCGCTGCTGCTCCTCCCATGGAGACAATCATCTGATTTGTGTCACCGCCGTGATTTGAGTCCATTTACTCGGATGCTTTTGGTTGTGCTGCTGCGAGGATGATGTCGGCCAAAGGAACGCCGACCTTGGCGTTCTGGTAGCCACCGGCCTTGATGGCGATGTCGATGAGCTGGAGCAGGCTATTGGTCTGCTCCTGAGTGAGTGTGATGGTGATTTCCATATCAGACCGCAGTGTCGGAAACGACAGGCTGCTCCGCAACCAAAACCGGCACAGCTTGCTCAACGATCGGCGGGACGATTTCCACCGGCGGCACCCACGGCAGCGGCAGACTCACCACCGGCGGGTTCGCCAGCTTGTAAGCCTCTACAACCTCCGGCGTCCACAGCGCATTGGCAATCTTCACCACCTCAGTCGGCTGTCCTTCCAGCGAGTCGCCGGGGTTAAGCGTGTACTGCGAGCTGATTTCGGAGCCAACCACTTTGCCATCGTTGTCGTAATCAACGCCGGTCGTGACAAACAGGCTGTTGTTGGCGTTCACCTGCACTGCGACGATATTGACTGGTACGATCATTGGGCGATGGGGCTAGGGGTTTTGCTGGCGGCGTAGGCAGCGACAGCAGCAGGAGTCCAGACAGCGTTGGCAATCGCCACAACCTGCTCGGGCTGACCCGTAATGTCAGAGCCGGGAGTCAGGCAGTAGCGGCGGAAGGTGGAGGCTTTCACAGCCTCTCCATCGACGATCTGATCCGCAAGACGGACCTGCAACGTCGCGTTGGGAAGAACCTCGCAGAGCGAGAAGATGGTGCGTTCGGTGAGCATGGGATTAAACGAAGTATGTCATTGTTACATTAACAGAGCGAGACGCTCCAGCATTATGTGTTGCTGGAATGAATCCACCTGACACATAAAACGCAATTGTGGTTCCAACGTTCCAACAAGCCAAAGTTGTTGAAGTTGTGAACATATCAAATGTTATTACAGATCCAGCACCGGTTGATGCTCCAGCAAATGGGAGTCCAGTAATCGTAACATTGCCGGATGCTCCAGTTGTTGTAACATTTGCATAAGCAATTGTAACGGTTACCAACCTTCCGACTTTTGTGTATGCGCCAGTCGCCGTAACCGGAGTCGTCGGATCAGAAACGCTTCCCTTCAACGTCCCTGTCCAAGTCCCCTCCTCGTAATCATCCAGCGTATTCGCATCGGACGATGCCACTTGGGTGGCGGGGAAAGTGATGCCGGACTTGAGTTGGAGAACGCCGCCATTAGCGTTTGCACTCGTCGTCCCAACCAACAGATTCCCGCTCGCGTCGAGCGTCATCGCTTGGGTGAAGGTGGCAACACCACCGGCAACAGGAGTTGCATCGCTGCTTTGCCAAAACTCAAACCGTTTCGAACCTTGCTGAAGATAACTCGCAGTAGCAGCAGTTTTGTACCTAAGACTCCCGTCATACCATGTATTGTTTGATACAATCGAAATGCTGGAACTTCCCCAAATGCTTGTGACAGCATTGATGTCGATTGCTTTGTACGTTACTTGCCACGCACTCGGCGTAACCGCCAAGCCGAGGTTGCCGGTAGACGTAATGCGAAGTCGTTCAATAGTCGTTCCGGCACTTGAATCACGAACGCCAAAAACTAACGTTCCAGCAGTATTTCCGCTAATTCCGTTTTCTTTAATTCCAGAAATAGCAGCAAAACCGGTGGTCGAAGACGATCCGGTTGTGTCGCGTCCAGCAAACACGATTCCACCACCAACACCGGCTGCCATAGCCGTCGCGTCAGCAAAAGCCACGCAGAACGGAAGGTTTGTGAATGTCGTGTCAGAAGTCTTGTAGATGTTAAGACCTGTAGTCGGCGTAACCCCCACGCCCAGCCCCGTGGAGTTCAGGGTCATTCGGGTGCCGCCAGCGCCGTCGAGCCAAGTGAAGACGCCAGAGGACTGAACTCGGTACTGCAAATTGCCGCCGGCAAAAAGTTGGGTTTCAGTCCACGTTGCTGAGTTTCCGATTAGCAGCGAAGTTCCACTGGAGGAAACGGTGGTATCAGCACCTTCACCAATCGCTCCAGAATACGAAATGCGTCCATTAACGGTCAGCGGATAACCAATCGTCGTAGTGCCAACACCTACACCGGCGGTTGTAACAGCCAGCTTATTCGTCCGCACCGTCAGATCGCCGGTGATGGTGGCGCTGGCGAGGGTGGCGGTGCCTCCGGCACCCAGGATCTGGTTCACGGTCACCTTCTTCGTGGTGCCGCTCGCCGCCATCGATGTGTCGGTAAGATCGACCATCGGAATGGGGAAGGTTGCTGGGATGATCGGATTAGCTCCAATCGCCGTTAAGGCTGTGATTTTCGTATCTGGCATATCAGTTAACTGTTAGAATGAATCTTCCGGGGCTCGACACCGACTCGGTCACCGGCGCACTCACGCCGTCTTCCAAGAGGATGATGTCATAGGTTCCCAAACTCAGAACTATCTTGCTCGTCCCATCCTCCAGAAGGACAAAGAAATTGTCCTCCTGCAACAGATCCCGGCGCAGGATAGGCGGATCAATCGGGGTGACAGAGCCACCACCGTTCGATGCCAATCGTGTTCCGAGAGCGAGTGTCACTTTTGCTTAAGAGTTGATCACTCCATTGAACGCGACCACCTGACCACTCGAAATCTGGAAACTGTCGATCGGTCCAGGAAGCGTAATACCAGCCGGGATGGTAGCAGAGGACCAAGTGCCGCTGATATTCTTACCCGTGATCGAAGTGAAGGTAGTCGGAGCAATCGTGGTGACGGCAACGAATGGGCCATTGGTCAACGTGGTAACAAGGACGAGCTGGAACCCGCCGTTACCCATCGAATACTCAGTAGCCAGATTTGAATTTGCGCTCATATATCCCAGATCTTCCGAATTTGATTCTTGCTGAAAGTGCTTTCAAAGCGGGATCCGTTCCGGTCTTCCATCCGGCTGAATCCCTTCTTCACATGGTCCTTGAGTTCGGCTTCACGAGCAAAACCGGTGACCCCGAAGCGGGCCACCGGCTGTCGCGTCCACCGCTTCCCATCAAGGACAACAGAATCTGTACCCATCGGAGCAATATGCTCGATGGACTTGCCATTGTTCTCGAAGGTGTAGATCGGCATATCAGGACTCCATCTCGCTGTCGTACTCGGAAACCATCTTACGCATACCCTTTTCGTCCATGGGCTTCTTGGCTTCCATCGCGTCTTCACCCGTCTTCTCGTATTCAGCGGGCATACCGTTCACACTGCGGATCTCAACATAAGCCTCGCCGTTTTCGAGCTTCTTGAGAATACCACGCACATCATCGAGCAGCACTTCATCACCAACTTCGGGAATGGCTTGTTGGCCATCCTCCATGTCAGTTGAAAGAGCCTCGACCGGAATAGAAATCATGGGCGCATTGTTGTCAGCCTCTTCGCATCCGCAAGCGGAATGAGAAGGGGCACCACCGATTGCTCGATGATGCCCCTTTGGGCCGACGGCAATCACCATGATGGTGGCCGTCTTAGGTCGCATATTACAGCGTGGTCGAGGTCTTAGTACGATGCACCAAGTACCACACCGGGTTGCCGGTCGAACCGGTGTTACCAGCGGCCAAACGCAGAGCGGCGAAGTACAGCTTCACACCAACGGTGACCAACTGGTTCAACGGATCGCTCTTGTCGGGGGTATCAGTGATAACGATCTTCGGGGACAACGGATCATCACCGGTCAAGGCAGGGATACCGAACGACTCGTTACCGAAGAAGAAGGACGCAATGATGTCCTTGCTGACCGCCAGACCACCACCAGCAGGGGTAGCCTGATAAACGAACTCATCGGAAGCGGTTCCGGAACCGGTGCTGACAAACGAGTTGGTCTGAGTGACAACGCGGCAACCGTAGATGGAACCAACCTCGCCCTTATAGAACGGAGTTCCCTTGTTGCCGTAGTTGGAGGCGTTCAACCAATCCGCATCGCGCATCAGGTCACGAGCAACGCGAGGATCGGTAGCGAGGACGTAGCCACCGTTGATCATCGGAGCGCGGTTGCGCTTCAGACGGGTCATGGAGTCGAGGACAGCGGACGCCGTCATCGTGGTGTTGGCAGCAGTCGTGTCGCTGTTCAGCGCAGAGAAGCTCTGCGTGGTCAGCGTGGCGGGGTTACCGTACACCTTCACGCCACCGGAGCTGGCAATGACGTTCACGGCGTCCGAGTTATCGAACGTGCCACCACCCTCGGCGGCGGAACCGATGGAGGAACCGCTGGCCGTGAGGTTGGAACCGACGAGGACGTTACGGATCACCGAGTCAACCCAGAGGGCCATGTCCAGACCGCTGGTCTTGGTGGCCTGCTGGAGGGAGTTGAACAAGTCGGTGGCGCGGAGGATGTCGGTCAAACCGATCACCTGACCGTACTGAGCGAGCGACTTGCTGAGGCTGTTGAGGGCCAGAGCGCGGTAGTTCGCGGAGCTGATCGCAGCACCTTCAGAAGCAATGGTCTGGACACCAGAGATGCTCGGCGAACCGAAACGGAACATCGAGATCGCCTTGTTACCATTGTTCTTGGGGATCGGGGCCTTCATCGAGAACTGATCAAGAATCGTCTCCTGCTGGACGATCGAG